CTAACTTAGGTAAATCCGTAAGTGGATAAGACTCAGGCATTCCGCCTTTTGGGTCGTCATATAAAATACATAGTATTTTCATTTTTGTCTCCTGTTAGTGTTATGATTATACAAAATTTTCTTGTGCTTGTCTATGTAAATTTATAATTTAATTTCCCGATTTTAACAGATCAGGTAACTTTTCAAGTACCTGTAGATTGGAAATGATTCTTTCCCCTTGATGATCCTGCCACTGCTGTGCCAACTTGGGGTCTCGGAATATGCTCCGTAACCACTGCATCTGTTCCGCTACACCCCTCACGGTTGATCTACAAGGATCGTTGGGTTGAACCCCCCATCTCGCCAAGGTACGTCTCTGTTCTTGATTGCCCACATAGATAAATGGCACACCGTAACGGATGGGATACAGTACCTTTTCAGACACTGTGCCTAGCATGTCGTCGTTGAGACAATAATTATCTAGCACCACCCAACAGTGTGCTTTCTTGGAGGCATCATACAGCTTGAAAATGTTAGAGTCGTGTTGGAATCTCTGTTCGTGTGTGATAGTTTTGGCAGTCTGCTCGATGGTCCGTGTCCCAGCCTCGCTGTGAATGGGGAACAGATAATCAATATTGATATGTTTCTGAAGCTCAGTGTTCTGGGGCGGACGACTGTAGATACTCTTATCCAGCACGTTTAATCTTTCCAGGGCCTGCATCACGGGTTCTCTCTCGTGTTGCCAAGAGCCATAAGGCAAGATGAAATCATAAGTTAATGAGTCTACTTTCCTATTGTACTCGACTGGAAGCAAGTGTCTTTTTCTATTAAATTCTGAAGAGAACTTAATGTTCAATGTATGCATTATCTTGATCTCCATCAACGGTTCCACCGGCCACTCCACCGGCAAAGGACACCATACTGTTATCTTTCCTACTAGTCCTTTTGTACGCTCGTAAAAATACTGCCATTGTTTTTTATGAATATACTCCAGAAAACAAACAGTCTCCCCCCGCAGATAGGCATTAACAGCCGTTTGAACCAATTGCTGTTCATCCTCCTCCATCACTCCTATGGAGTGATCCGGCGAGTTTAATAATATTTTAAATATTTTCTCTTCCATTTTATATTTTTATTGTTTATAATCTATCTCGGAATTTTGTGTGCCAATTGGATTGATACAAGCCCCACACATCACTGAACACCTCTCCATTCGTTCCTCGGTCATCCAAGACTGTTCGATCAGCCGAAACCAATCGCCGCCCACTATCTCTTCTAAATCAACATACTGACAGTTGGCCTTGAGTGATCCGCCTATCTGTTTCAGCATCATTTTCATCCTCATGTGATCCTCCGTGCTTTCCACCTCCGGACCGTACAGTCGATCGTGCAACCAACCGCAAGGGAACACCATGCCATCGGCCGCCACATATACTTCCTGTATCCGCTGGGCATTACAACTGATAGGAGTGGTCTTTAAGGCCTCTTGATTCACAGATCGAATTTCTGTGTTTAGGTATTCGACTCTTGATGGTGGATATATCCGATACTCTTCTTGACCATTTTTATCCTGTACAGATTGATAGGCCATTAACTCATGACGACGATTGAGGAATCGAGAAGTTCTTTTTACATTGAACTGTTTGAACCCCATGGTGTGGGCGAACGTCCTTGCTAATTCCACCTGATGTTGATTGTGTTCAAACACAATGAAGTCCCATATGGCCTGTCCCCCTGATTCGATGTATGCACGGGATCTTTCCATTACTTGATCCCAGCGAACTCTCCTGCGATAGATGTGATTGGTATCTGACAATCCATCCATCCCAAAAGAGATAAAATCCACTATCTTAGCCATGGCTCTGTAGTCTTCCACCCTTCCCACCCCGCCATTGGTGTGTATACCTATCTCTAGATTGGGATTACGAGATCGGAACCAGTGAGCTATCTCCGTCACATCCGTATTCATCATGGGATCACCATAGGTACCACAGAAGTAGACCATCTCCAACTGTTCCACAAAGGAGTTTCTGAACATTCGTGGTAAATCTTCCATTCGCCATCGAGTGATTGGTAAATTAGGTACAGTCTGTCCACCAAACACATTACGAGGACACTGGGGACAGGCGGCATTACAGTTAGATGTTATCTCTGCTTGTAGTGTTCTGATATTTTGGTAATTAAACGTTGGCATTTACTAATAATTATGTAATCAAATTGTTGTGTTTTTATTATTTTTATTATATACTAATAAAGTACAATGATCAACATAAAGAAAAAATATTCTAATGAAAATTTAGATCCCAGCTGGGATCACCAAAAAGTTAGCTACAACACCAACAAATACAATTGGCATGGTTTATTTTTAGAAGCCACAAAAAAAAAATACAAACATATTAAAGACCTACAACTGTTGCATGAATACTTAGATACATCAGAATTAATAGAATTTAGAAAACATTTAGAAAAATTTACAAAAAGTAAGCAGTTTAGCTCGTTGGTTGATCAATTTGTCTCCGAAATACTTGAAGGCAGATACGAACACAAAGAATATATGATACAGGCAACTCCTGGATTAAGAATCGTAGTACCCAATCAAATAGAAAAAAATAGATTGTTAGCATTTCACACAGGACATTGGACCGGATACGATAACGGAACCGGAACTATATGGACACCAATTACTCCTGCATTTGATACTAATACTATGCAAGTTACCGACTGGGATACTAGTCAAAAATTAATGGAACAAATACATCAAAATAAGTGGAAGTTAGACAAAATACAACAAGAATGTGAAAAGGTGTCATGGCCGGTTGACGTTAAAGTAGGAGAAAGTTGGCTTTTTAACCAAGGGCATCTTCATGGAAATGTTAATAATAATACTGGGTTGACTCGATTGAGTTTTGATGTTCGTGTAGCACACAAAGAAATATCATTTGGCCACAGAAGACCTGGGTCATATTATAGATTTCCAAAGACAGTATTATCCTTTAATCAAAAAAAAATAGACACTAAGACCTTGGGTGGCATTTGTCACACCAAATGATCAATATTTAGGCATGGCTCCTTATTTCATGATCAGAGAATATTTACTTCAGTGGTGTAAAGAATTAAACATCAAACCAAACGAGTGGAGTAATGAATATCACGAATGTGAATGGATGCCTAAATTTACAGATTTTATATCCAAAAAAAATACAGGAATTTTATTTGCTAGTATCTATAATTTTTCAATCTCTGTAGAAGAAAGATTAGCGTATTTTAAAGAAGCAATAAAAAATAGAAATCAATTATTATTTTGCGACGAAAACATACTTGTTAAATCAGAAGATGATTTAGAAATTATTAAAAACTATTATCGTTTCTATTATTAATAACTTATTAATAACGATTGTCCCATACTATTGAAAAACATAATCTATGAGGCATTTCCTGAACTCTTGGATTGTTCGTAAAGTTGTTCAGAGGCCATGTTCTTGCCCTTCGCTTCACATTGTATATCAAAGTTCTCACTGAAACCCAGTGCCCATTGATTTGTTTCAACGTTAGGGAATAGATCGGAGTGTGCTCTCAACTTTTGTTTTTTAGCACCTCTTGCCAGTAAATCCTTCATGTCGTGTAATCCTGTGTGCATCTCTTTGGGTGTTAGTCCTGCCATTGCCAGTGCTTCGTCCCTGAAGTATGAATAGTGCATACTGGGTCTCACACCACGCCATGAGTCTATCACTCTCTTGACTCTGTCGTCATCGGGTTGGATGTATTCCTCGTCTCGAATCAAGTGATGGTGTATGTCCAGTACCAATGCTAGATGTTTCTCAAGCATCAATGATTGGTCCAGTCCATGTGACATCTCGTCATTCTCTATGGTGATCAGGTTCCTTGCTTCGGGTGATAGTTTGGGTAGTGCTTTTATGATACCTTCCGGTCCTTGCTTGCCTGAGATGTGTACGTTTATCTTGCAACCATCTTGGAATGATTTACCAAAGCCCATCCAACGTGCCAGGTCTGCATGGTATTCAAATTCTTCTATGCTTCTGTCTACTATCTCTGGTGTTGCACTTGCCAACACACAGAACTGTCCTGGATGGAAACTGATCTTGACGTCATGTTTCCTAGATGCTT